GGAATTTCTCATAATGCTTCATCGCATGAGCAATCCTGCCCTGCCACTTCTTCGCAAGCTGATTTGATTCCGTTGGCGGCTCTTTCAACTCCGGCATTTCCGAGGAAATACCGATTTCAATTTCCAGTTCATCGTCCATGTTTACACCCTAAAAGTATGGTTGTTATCAGTTATCCGGACATCCTGCGTCTGCGATAAGTCCGGCTTTTCATCTTCTGGCGCACGGCGACGCCTCATTACTCCGTATCTGGTTGCATCCCACGCATGGTCAACCGAATCTGTGTCAACATCCTCCGGGTTGTATTCGCTTGGTGGAATCGGCGGCACTGTTGCCAGCCAGTGTTTGCATGTGCTGAAAACCTTCAACTTGTTTTCAGCGAGTAGCTGGATGATCGTCTGCGCCCCGTTGACGCGCGATCCCTTTGCGTTCCATGCCTCCTGCCACCTGACACCGTTATCGCGGAATATCTGCCCTATTGATCGGTCTGCGCCTGACTTTGCGAATATGGAAGGATCAGCAAGATTTAGCCGGTACTCATAGCCAAGCCGCTCGTCATGTTCCTCAATTGCCCTGATCTTTTGTGCTACGGTAGCAGCCGTTTCGCGGCTTCCCTCACCTGGCTTCTCGCCAGCCCCGTACAGTTCTCGCCAGATGTAAATGCAGCCATCAGGATCCATGGCAAACCAGTAAACGGCGTAAGGCGCGGCAAAGCCCCAATCCATTGCTTTCCACACCCGCCATGACGCGGGAATCTCGAACGGGTCAACGATATGCACGTCAGGCTTCCATACGCCTTCAAGGAACGATCCAACATGAATCTCCCAATCGCCCATCAGCCACGCCTTACGCCGGTTTGGGTCGCGGATGCTTTCAAGCGTTGACAGGTATTCCGGGTCGGCAGTCAGAAGGTGGATGTTTTCGTAGATGGATGAGCGAATGCGTACGCGCGGCTGAATCCCTTCCTCACGAATGACAGTCATTGGCTCGACTTCCCCGATCCTGTACCGTTCTTTTACCCATGCGTGACCGACACCATACGGATTGCAGGTTGACCTGACCATGCGCGGCATACCGGGAAAGCTGGAACGGCACGTGGATTGCATTGACTCAAAGAAGGTGGAATCACGCCAGTTTGTCAGTTCCTCGAAGCCAAGCCATGGATATTCGTGACCATGGTAATTCCAGTAATCGTTTTCTGTTGCGCCATACCGGAAATACAGCGTTTCTCCTGTTGGCCAAGTCCATCTGTAATCTGACTCATTGAATTTGATGCCGGGGAATATCGTAAAGAACCACCGCTTTGACTTTGCAACCACATCAGCAAGCTGTGGATAGGTCAGCCTGAATAGCGTACCGCGCCAATGCTCACCGAATCCACGACCGCAATACTTCGCAAATGACATCAGGAGCGCGTCTGTCTTGCCGCCACCACGCGTTCCCTCAAGCAGTGCCTCGAATATCGGGCACGACAAAAAGCGCGTCTGACTGCCGGGAAGCGGCTGCCAGATGATGTTTGCAATGTCGCGCTCAAGTGCTGCCAATTATTCCCCCTTCTCCCATTCTTCTTCGCTTTGGTCTGCGGGAACCACCAGTACGCCAGACTGGACGCTCGCATGGACATTCAACTTGTCGTTGAAGATGCCCAGGTGCCGACCAAGCAATTCCAGATTCTTCACCTTATCCGGCCACTTGATCTTTTTCAGAATGCGAAGTGATACTTCGTCACCTACCCCAGTAATCAGTTCCGAAATATCAATGCCGCTCAAATACTGCCGCCAGACTTTCGGCCACTGGCTTATTGGCTTGAAACTCATGTCATCGTTCATGATGTCCAGCACATCCATCTCTGCTATTTCGTGCAGCTTGTTCACAACATATTCGGCATCAACCGCCACCTTCTTTTCGCGCTCTGCCATGCCCTGCTGTATGGCCTTTGCGATCTCAACATTTTTCAACAGCCGCTCACCTTGTTGTCCTGCCGTCTTTTTGCTATACCCAGCCCTGATAGCTGCCTGTGTTGCATTCAGATCGACAAGGTATTCCTTGACGAAAAGAGCCTGCCTGTCATTCAGCTTTGTCATTGCAATTCCTCCGCCAGCGTCAAAACATCATCGACCGACTCCACAATCACAACAGGCCCCGGCCATGTGTCGAAAAACTTCTGCTCGTCCGGTGTCAGCCTGCGCTTTGATGGCGCCAGCGTTCCGTCCTTCACCTCGACAAAGGTGTTGACTCCGTTGCGCCCTATCGCCAGATCAGGACAGCCTTTGCCGACCATGTGCAGATGCAGGACTGTGAAGCCTAGCTTGCGAAATGCAGCGACAATCTCTGCTTGATTGCTATCCACCTTTGCGCGGTATTTACTCACCCGATATTCCTCCCAAAGTACAGAAACGCGATTGCAGCGACCGCGATTGCGATAAACACCCACTCGCTCATACCCCTCCCCTCACTGCGTTTGCATGGCAGCGGTCAATGCACTTGTGGCGCATCACAATCTCGTGCGGAATACGATGGCTTTTGCCCGGCCTCATTGCTTCGCGCACATTGCGTTCTATCCCCTCGTTTGTCAGGTGGATAAAGCCTGTTGGCGTTTTTGTGCGTGTGCCCATGCTATTGACCCGCTTCCCGGTGCTGTGCTGATAGGCTGATCCAGTGCTGCCGCATTTTTTCGTCATTTTTCGTTTGCTCCCACACTTCTTTTTTGTCGTCATCGTTCCACTCAAATATTTCTGCCAGATGTTGCAGGGCTTCTTTCAGCTTTCCTTCCGGCTTTTTGTTTCCGTTTTGCAACTTTCGCTCCCTTATACCTACTAATATCTTTATCTCTTTATTAAGTCTCTTTATCAGCAGGATTAAATATCTCTCTTGGTGAACAAAGACCCAGCCATCCCTGCTAGGCCTTCACATGCATCTCTCCCGGAGCCACATGACCCGCCAGCCGTTCGATGTTCGGGCGCTAGCTTCGCCACCCTTATGCCTGTTTCAACATCTTTCCCCACAGTAGGCAATCCCCCTTGTGCGCTGCTGTTGAGACCCCGACCGCACAAGTGTTAAGTTGTGTCAGCCGCTACATCCTTGCCTCCATGATCTTTTTGCATACCGCCATCAGACCCGCCTTGTCATGAAGGTCGTTGGCATCCCATCCTTCTGTGTCAGCCATGCAATACGGCAATCCGGTGTCTTGTGCTGCCCGGAGTCCGGCCTGTGATTTGTCGTTGTCAGCAAAGACAAACCGATTCCCGGAAACGTCATTCGTAACCTGCACCATATTCCTGTCAGAAAAGCACACCAAAACGCTGGCGTTAAGCCGCAGGCGCTTTATGGCTTCGTAAACTGACAGTCCTGTGGCATAACCCTCACACAGCCATGTTTCGGCTGTCCTGTGGCCTCCTATGCGAAGAACGGCACCTTTTGCCCTCATTCCGGGAATCATTTTCTTTTCCCATTCCCGTGTATCAAGATTCCAGTGAATGATCTGTGCGCCTTGCAGGCTGTTATCCAGACCGCGCATTGGCACAACCAGGTCGCCTGAATCTGTTACAAGACCATTGACCTCTGGAAGCTGCTTTGACCGTAAATAGTTGTGCGTGTCCGGCTTGCAGGACTTGATAATCTCTGCCGCTCGTTGTGCTGCCTTGATATGGCCTTCACGCCGCCTTTTTGCCTGTGCGATACGCTGTTGCTCAAAGTCGCGCTTTTCTGCTGCTGTCCATTCCTTGCCGGAACTCCACCAGTTGACGCCGGCATCATTCGCCCAATCCATGCACCAGCCGCGATAACCATCATAAAAATAGGCTCCGTTATCTGATCGTGGATGGGTGGCTGTCGGGCAGCGCTGAACTTTGCTGCTGGCATAAACGTCTTTTGGCAACAGCCCATGCGAAAGAAGGAATGCGCTAAATGTCATGCCGCCTCCTTTTCTCTGGCTACAGCAAAAGCAATGTTCCTTGCCTTTATCTTGTTCAGAACGTTTTTGCTGATTGAAACGTTTTGCGTATCTTCAAAGCTAAAATGCGATGGAGGCCAGTTCCCGGTAATGTCACGGTAAATATGTGCCGCCCTTCCCTTCTGCTTTTCAGGCGCGGAGTAGCTTCTTGCGTAAGTACAGGCTTGCTCCCAAAGATGCTGCGCATTGTCGGCATACTTTTTCTTGCCGATGGTGATTTCTGATAGTTCGCCCGGGAAATGCTCGACAAGTGACGGCACCACTTTTTCATATCCGCATGAAATACAGCGCCTGCCCATCGGCCTGAATCCACACAGGGGGCAAGCCTTTTCCTCTTTTTCCTTATCATCCTTGCGAACCACCTTGTCCAGCTTCTCGCCAGAATCCAGTTCATCAAGGCCGTTAAAGAAAAAGTCAGAATAATCATCAGCAAACCGGATGATGTTCCCGGAGTGATCCAGCAAAATGCAATCTTCCTTGCCGGTTTCCGGGGATGATCGAAGCCCCCTGCCCCACATCTGGATTGCCGTTGACAGCGACTTGCGAAGCGGACGACAGTCAACCACGCAGCCCACATCAGGAACGTCAAAGCCTTTTGCCAGCGCCTCTACCGATACTAGAACGCGAAGGCATGAGTTTTGACCGCGATACTCTTTCAGCAACTCGCGCCGCTCTGATTCTGGTGTTTTTGATGTAAATGCCGCCGCCATGATCCCGGCTTCGTTGAATTGCCGGACAATCTCAAGGCAGTGATTGATATTCGCGCCAAAGATGATCGTTTTGCGGCCCTCGGCATGTTTCTGCCACTCAAGCACAACATCGCCAATGATTTCCATGCCGCGTTCTGCTGCCGCGTTGTGCGTCCACTCGCCGCCGCTTGTCTTTGCTCCATCCATATCCGGTTTGGAGCAGGTAAATACCCGCATCGGCACAAGAACACCCTCTTTTGTCAGGCGATCCATCGTGGCGGCGTTGACCAGGTTCGTGAATAACTGGCCTAGCCCGGTAGAAAACGGGGTGGCAGACAATCCGATAACAGCCGCACCGCAGCTTTTTATGTGATTTGTCCAGATGGCATATTGCGTATGCGCCTCATCAACAATGATTACATCCGCTTCCGGCCATCCGCGCCGATCCAGCGTCTGTGCGCTAGCAATCTGGAATGGCATGGAGCGATCAACACGCCAGTGATCCGACTTGATGATCCCGTGAGCAGAAAGACCATACTTGTCGGAAACGTCGCTTGTCTGGTTTATCAGCGCTTCCCTGTCACAGACAAAGATTGCTTTCTTGCCGCGCAAAAGCGCCTCATGCGCAATGCGAAGCCCAAGATAAGTTTTCCCAGCGCCCGTTGGAGCGCACAGCATCTGGTTTTTGTGTCCATCAACAAAACCACGGCGCAGCGCGTCATGCGCTTCCGACTGAAATTCCCGTGGAGTCGGGAATACCGCGCTTGTGTAGTTTGGCAATGATGGAGGAAAGAGACTCATGCCGCCGCCTTTTCGTATGCGTCCAGCTTGCGGCGCATGGACTTTGCCAGCCTGACAGCCTCATTTTTTTCATTCATGAGGCCATTTACGCGCTCTTTCAGAATGCGGTTTTCTTCGCGGTATCGCTTCGCCTCTGCCATCGCCGCGGCGGTCTTGTCATCAGCATCAATAACGCGCTGCATGGACTCAAGTTCTTCCTGAATTGCTTTGGCTGATTCCGCCAGTTCCTGCTCGCTTGGCCCGTAATATTCGGGGGCATTTTCAGGTGCGTTTTCCGAAACCGGATTTACGGTTTTCGGCTCTGCGCCTTGCTCTCCCGCCGATTTCTTTCCACCATTAGCGGTTCTCATGGTGGCAGTTGTGCCGTGTTTTGTCGTGTATTTGACCTCTTTTGGTCCAGTCTCACTGCAAACCGTTTGCAGTGAGGATTTGATTCGATCAACGAATGTGCTACTTACCAAACACGACCGGGCAACGTCTCTTGCGCTCCACTGGCTCCACTCTTCGTCATTCAGCAACGTCATTACTGCCCGGCGCTTATCTTCGTTCGTTCGGCGCAACCCGTGTGAAGCATTCGCCCCAACCGAGTAAAGAACCGCATCGCGTTTTGTTCCATTACGAACATCTGCGCTGATAAATTTTGATCCGGCGTGGCGGTGGGCATGGTAACGGTGGAAGCCGTCAGCAAGCCAATAATCCTTGCCATCATGGAAAACGATAACCTGCGGCAGGATGCTTCCTGACTGAATGGCTTCGGCGTATTCCGCAACAACATCCTCATTCAGGGATGCCCGTGGCTGTGTTCCACCATCAATGCGAATTTCTGTTATTGCAATTCTCATTTTCTACTCTGTCATAAGCGTCCAGCCAAAGTGCCTTGCACCATGACCGGAAGCGGATTAAATATTTGATGAAATTGAAGGCGCGTTTCATGCCGCCCTCCCATAGATTTTTCGGAGCGTTTCGTTCAGCAGACCAAGTTCGTCCGTTTTCTTGATTCGGAGCATGGTCTTGTCGCCGTGAATGCCTTTTGAACCACGATGGCAGTCCGGGCAAAGCGGGATGGTCAGCCAGTCACCGGCACGTTGCGCCTTGCCAACACCGTCACGGATGTGGTGAACTTCGACCCCAAACTCCCCGCAGGTAGCGCAGGGAAGCTGTGCCACGCGCCCCATGTGTTCTTTGTCGGCGCGGCTCATGCAGCCATCCTTTCGCGTGGATTGGCGGAAAACTGCGCGCCATCTTCAGCGCCGAACGCCTCTACTGCCGTGATGTAATTGGAGAAGCACCCACGCTCAAGCATGGATGTTGAAATTACTGTCAGGGAGCCGTTCGGCAACTCAACCCACTTGCTGCGGACTTCGCCAGCTTTGGTTGTTATTTCTTCCGGCATGACATAACGGCGGCAATATTCGTGCCATGTGTCTTTGTCATACTGCTTGCCACCAAACCATACATGCTTCGCAATCTCGCCAAGGCGAAGCATGTACAGGCTGTTTTGGTCAATCCCTCGCGCCTTGACTTCTTTGCGAAACAAGACCTCGATCCCTTCCGGCACGTTGTTTGCCAACATGCAGATAGCTTTGCGCTGGCTGTCGTCACGGATCACGAATTTTCGGGTGGGAAATGTCATCACTCCACCCTTTCCCGCTTGGCTTCCAGATACTTGAATGCCAGTGTTTCAACCGCAGACAACTCTGATTGCTCGACTGCCAGCGCATCACGAGACACAACCTTTAGATCAATCGCAGCAAGAAGCGCACAAAAATCACTGAACCTGTCGTCACTCGCCATCCGGCTTACAGTCGATACAGACACGCCCATGCGGTCAGCAGCCTTTGTTTGCGTGACGCTTGCAAGACGGCGCAAAACCTCTGCCTGAATCTTTGCGGCATCTTTGCGTGTCTTTTCTGTTGACGTGGCTGATACTGTTTCCATGATCTGTGAGCCAAAAAAATTTACAGTTTGGTCAGGCGTGGTGTTTCTTAAATAAAAGACCTTCAAGAGTCAGAGACGAATCAGCCTCAACCAGCTTTTTTGCAAGATCGGGGGATGGGCGCCTAACACCTATAGCGATTTGGTACAGGTATTTTTGATTAGCGCCTGTTGCTTCGTTTAACCGCCGAAACACCGATGCGCCCTCTTTTTTGTATAGATCGTATAAATTGCTCATGCCCAAATAGTAGCGACTCGCTACCTGCATGTCAATAGCGATTCGCGGGTATTTTTGCGGGTATCAAATTGCTACCATTGAATTTATGGACAAGAGAACGATAAGAGAACTAAACCTCAAGTATGCAGCGCATGTCGCTGGCGGAATATCCGAGCTATCTACAAAAGCGAACTGCAGCCAAAAATATCTTGAGCAGATATTGCAGGGGTTCCAGGGTGCGAAAGATAAAAACCCAAGAAAACTTGGGGATATTATTGCGAAACGGATAACCGATTTTCTTAGAGAAGATTTTTACTGGATAGACCTGCCCCACCCCGAACTTTGGGAGCAAATTGGCGAGGAGCCTCCAATAAAAGCAGCTGCAAAAAAGCCGAGTGGTACGTTTGAAATAAGCAGATACAATCGCACCGGCTCAATGGGGCATGGTCATGCAGTTGATGAATACGAAGAAGTGATCGAAAAGATAACGGTTACTGCGGAGTGGATTAAGTCATACGCAAAAGGGAGAAACCCGAAGAATCTTGCGCTTATATCTGCAAAAGGCGATTCAATGGAGCCGACATTCAATAATGGCGACATCCTGATAATAGATCGGTCTGTTGTTGAGGTTGACGCAGAGGCCATTTATGTTCTGACAATTGGTAATGACCTGCATATAAAACGGCTCCAAAGATGGACAAACGGATCAACCCTCATGATTTCCGATAATAAAAAATACAAAGAGAGAAAGCTAACTGCGAAAGATCAGGTCGTCATTCACGGCATGGTTGTCCATGGCTGGAATGCCAGAAGTTTTTAACCAAAAAGAATGCTTAAGAAATGAAAAAATATATTGCGATTGCTTTGCTGCTTGTTTCCGGCACCTGCCTTGCGCAAGACGTTGTATACCCCAAGTCGGTGGTGGCTGTTTGTAAAAATCCAACTGGTTATGCAATTCATCTAAAACCAGACGGCAGCAAAACCGAAACAAAAGATGGGTTCACAGATGCTACATGGACTTTTTTGTGGGATGGAAAAACGCCAGATCAAGGAAAAGTTTTAACCACCCCATCCCAGAGGTGGCCTGATCTCGCAAAAACACTAATATTTATGACAGAGCCTCGCGCTGTAAATTTTTTGTCTGTTTTCGGGCAAGGGGTGTGGAACTACACCATATTTCTTGATAAGAAAACAATGATCGCATCAAAGCACATGGACTCGGAGAAGCATGACCGAATAATTGGATCCGTTTTCCATGCAAAATGCGACATTTCTATGTTCTACTAATCCAAAAGCAAGTATCAAATTGCCCCAAAGGAACCCCATGAAAAAGATAATCGTACTCACCCTTGCCGCACTTATGGCTGCTAGTTCATTCTCCGCCTATGCACATGGAGGCCGTACCGACAAGAACGGCTGTCACATGGACAGAAAAACAGGCATCAGGCATTGCCACTAACCCTCGCCATGATAGACAAAATTAGAGAAGAAGCGCTTCAGGACACATGCGAAATGCTAGATGTACTCACGCATATGTACGGAATACACGGAACAATCATAAACTTGTTGGTTGATGTGTCTTCAGACAGCGTGGGAGGAGCCTACAGCATTGGAAGCGCATTGACTGAAATGTATGCTGCAGACGACGCCTTGGAGTCAGTGCGTAACAGGCTAGATGAAAGACTGGAAATGCTTGATTTTACGCGCGATGCGACACATTGAAATACCTCATGCCCACAGATAAATCCGAACTGGACGCGCTACTGGACTACCGCGTTCTATCCAGAGCAATCCTCGGACTGGCAAGAACGCAACAGGCAACGCTCGACTTCCTGCGCACCGTTGGCGATAAGCAGGACGAGCAGTACCGGCAGGAGTTCAACAAGCTGGCTGATGTGTATAACCTGATGGCGGATGATCTGATCGACCTGCAGGAGCGCAACAAGGATGCTGCTAGGGTGGGATATGAGAACTGGCGGGATAGGGAATTGAAGGCGAAGGGAGACTGAACATGAAAAAATTACTGCTCGTGCTGCTTCTGGCATACAGCCCTATGGCGTTCTGCGAGAACTGGGAGTGCGCTGCCGGCGAATATAATTTCAAATATTGCCTTGACACTGAAAGCATCAAAGATGACGGCGCTTATCGAACGGTGCAGATAAAAATGACCACTATAGAGGGTATGCAAATGGGAGGCAAAGATGTCTCTTACATGAAATTTACCACCTCATTCGATTGCAAAAACAAGACGGCGGCATGGCTGTCCGCTGATCTGTATGGGAAAGATGGCAAAATCATGGAGGGCGAGTCTAAAACGACCCCTAACCCAGTCTACGAGTCCACGCAGAATGATGACAGGTCAAAGTTCTTCGGTAGCCTCGTTTGCGGCAAGTGAGGGCGGGATGTTGAGGGGGAAAGGGTGGTGATGTGAGAACGGGAACGCTTCAGCTTCCAACAATTTTTTCAATAGACGCATTTTATGATGTTATTGATTTAATGTGGGGAGTCGTAACATCGCAAACAAAAACTGTTGTTATTGATTTTTCAAAATTACAAAGCATTGAGGTGGGAGGAGTTACTGCACTTAGCAATGTAATAGAGTATTGGAAATCCGAGGGGGTGCTTGTTCAATGCACCAATGTTGATCTGTGCAAGTCTCGTGATTTTCTCCATGGAAGCGGTTTTGCTGGAAAATATACAGAAACACAAGGCGAACAACAGTCGCCAAAAGATGAATTTTTGAGGTTGGAGCTTGTTCAATATGACCGAAGTTTCTCATATATTACTGACAAACTTATTCCTTGGCTTGCGGAGGGGCTTAAATGCGACAGAAAAGCACTTTCGTCAATAAGGGTTTGTTTCGAGGAAATTTTTAACAATATTAGAGATCACTCAAGCGTAAATATTGGTTGTAGTTGCGCTCATCATATTGAAAATAGAAACAAAATACTTATATGTATTTCCGATTTTGGCGTTGGAATACCGGCTAGAGTAAGAAGAAACATGGCATTAAATTCGGATCATGCGGCTATAGCAATGGCGTGCCAAGACGGATTTACAACGAAGACCACCCCGAAAAACATGGGTGCCGGACTTCCAACGCTGATAAGAAATATTGTAACCAGAAATTCTGGAAGTGTTAGTATATACTCTGGAAAAGGCATTTATGATTGCAAGCCAGACAAAAGAAAGGTTGGCGTTGGTCGCCCTGCCCCGTCTGGTTATCCAGGCACCGTTATATATATAACGATTGACACACAAAAATTTGTGCCAAGTGAAGTTAGTGAGGAGGCTTTCTCATGGTAACGATAAGAATTCTTGACTACGTCAATCAGGCCTACAATAATGACGATGGGCAGGTTATACATGACATTTTGCTGCAGCACATGAAACAAGGTGGCGGATCCATGTCGTTTCAATACACACACTCTGACCCGCAGCCAAATGAAATTACCTTGTCATTTCAAGGCATAGATTCTGTCCCCTCATCATTTGTTAACTCTGCGCTGATACAGCTTTTGGAGTCGTTCAGCTTCGACAAAATAAAGTCAACCATTCGCTTTTCTTCCACAAATCAGCAAATAAACGAAATGATCCGGTCGCGATTTTTGTTTGAGGTTGAAAGAAAAAGGAAGCGGAAGGAAAAGGACGTTATTGCTGCACACTAACCCCCCCCCAAGCCCCTACTCTGGGGCTTTTTTGTTACCCCACCCTATTCAC